CTTTAGGTAGAAAAACCGACAGTGTATTAACTGGAATTATGAATGGAGCTACAACTCTTGCGAACAACTCATCAGGAACAGGTACTGGTATGAACTTAGGTAAAGCGACATCTATGATGGAACTTTTTAATACTAATGACCTTCCAGATGATAACCAAAGATACTGGGTAGTAGGACCAAAACAATGGTCTGATCTACTAGCATTAGATCAATTCTCTAGAGTAGAATATGTAGGCGAAGGTGAGCTTCCATATGCTGGAGGAATGACTGCAAAAAGATGGTTAGGATTCTTATGGTTTGTACACAGTGGACTAGAAACTTCTGGTTCTACTGATAGACATACTGTGGCTTTCCACAAATCATCACTGGGCTTAGGAATAGGTTCTGATGTTAAAACTGAAGTGAACTACATACCAGAAAAAGTTTCTCACTTAATTACTTCTATGCTAAGCATAGGTGGTACATTGATTGATGACAATGGTATTAGAGTTCAAAAATGTGCAGAGTAATAGGAGGATAATATGGCTTACTCAACAGACAATCCTGTGAAAAAAATTTCACAGATGGGTCCAAGCAATTCTCTTTGGTATTACACTGATGGAGATGCAATTGGAACAATAGATGACGCAGATTATTTTCTTGCTGATTACGAAAACCTAACTGCTGGTGACATAATTTTTGTTAACAGTGGAGGTGCAAATGGCGTAGTCGACATTTTAATAGTTTCAGCATCATCTTCTAGTACAGTTACAACTGTATTATTAGCATAACGCTAAAACTTGTGTGGGCGAGGCAACTCGCCCTCACTCTTAATTAAGGAATTTATGGCAACATCAAAAGTAGATATATGTGCAAGAGCATTAGTAATGATAGGAGCACAACCTATATCTTCTTTTACAGATGGATCTACAGAAGCTTTAGTTGCTTCAAATGTTTATGAAGATATTTTACAAGCTTCTTTAACAAGACATAGATGGAAATTTGCTACCAATCAAAAACAATTATCATTATTATCAACAGCTCCAGTAGGAAGATATGAATATGCTTATCAGCTACCTGCTGATCCTGGAGTATTACAAATTAATACATTAACAGTTAACGATTATATTATTCCTTATACAAGATATAAGAATATGATTTATGTTAATACTTATGGTGCAAATCATAATTTAGTATTAGATTATATTTACAGAGTAGAAGAAGATTATTTTCCAGCTCATTTTAGATTAGCTTTGGAATATGAACTTGCTTCTTTATTTGCAGGTTCAGTTGCTAGAGATGCTGGTATGATAAATCAATTTAAACAAATGTCTGATAGACAATTTTTAATATCTAAAAATATAGATACAGCAGAAGTAACTACAAGAAAATTAGATACTTCTAGATTTATAAATCTAAGAAACTCTACGAGAACTGATGTATAATGGCAAGAACATTAAAAACTGTATTAACCAATTTTTCTTCTGGAGAGCTTAACCCACTACTAGCTACTAGAATAGATACACCTGCTTATACTAATGGTGCTAAGCAATGTAGAAATTTTGCATTATTAGCAGAAGGTGGTTTAATGAGAAGACCAGGTACTTCTTACTTAGCAACATTACCTGCTGAATCTAGATTAATTCCATTTGTATTTTCTGATGATGAAATAGCTATTATAGTTTTATCTAATCAAAGAATGGATGTTTATAATATAAATGGTAGTGCAATAGTTTCTAATTATACAACTAATTGTAATTGGACTACAGCTCAATTGTTTGAATTAAATTTTGCTCAATTTGGTGATACTGTTTTTATTACTCACAGAGATAATGAAACTAGAAAAATATTTAGAGATTCGGCAACTTCATTTACAGTTTCAATATTTGCATTTGATGATGACGATTCAGTAACTGTAAGTGGCGTTAATAAAACAACAAGACCATTTTATAAATACGCAGCTAGTTCAATTAGTGTTAGTTTATCTTCTCATGCAACAGGAACAGGTAGAACTGTAACTGCAAGTGCTGATGCTTTTACAAGTAATCAAGTTGGAGATTATATAGAGATTAATAAAAAGCAAGGTAAGATAACTGGTTTTACTTCTGCTACAGAAGTTACTATAACTATTATTGAAGACATGGTTAATACTGGTCCACATTTTGATTGGGCAGAACAATCTATTTCTACTAAAAGAGGATTTCCACAAGCTGTTACTTTTCATAGTAATAGACTTTGGTTAGGTGGTTTAAAATCTAGACCTGCTGGTATACTTGCTTCTAGAATATCTGAGTATTTTAATTTTAGTCCTGGATCTGGAGAAGCTGATGAAGCTATAGATTTAGATATTGCAGGTTCAGAAGTTAATGAAGTTAGACATTTATTATCTGGTAAAGACTTACAAGTATTTACAGATGGTGGTGAATATTATATTCCAAGAGCAAATGACAATACTATTACTCCTGGTAATGTGTCAGTATTAAGACAAACACCTTATGGTATTAGTAGAACAGCTCCAGTTATGTTTGATCAAGCAGCAGGATTTATTCAAAAGAATGGTAAAGCTGTAAGAGAATTTGTTTATTCAGATATTGAAGATGGTTATAAATCAACTTCGGTATCAATACTTGCACAACATCTAATTGATAACCCTAAACAAGTAGCTATTATAAAAGGTAACTTTACTAGACCAGAACAATATGCTTTCTTTCTTAATAATGGAACTACACTACCAGGAACAATGGCTATCTTTCATTCTGTAAGAGATGAAAAAATAGCAGGTTGGAGTCTATGGACAACTAAAGAAAATGATTTGTATCAATCAGTAGTTACATTAAATGAATATTTAGTATGTATTGTTAAAAGACAATTAAATGGATCTACAGTATATACACTAGAAAAATTTGGAGATGATGATAGTATTACATTAGATATGCAAACAACATCAACAGTTAGTCAAAGAGGAATACCATTAGTACAAGGTGGTAGTCAATCTGGAGCTGTTGTTAAAATAGATGGATTTACTTCTGATCCACAAATTAACGAAACATTTACTATTGCAGGTAATGCTACTGAATATACTATTCAAGCTGTTACTAATAATGGTGGTGGATCTTATGATCTTAACTTAGATAAAAATTTAGCAGCAACTCCAGGAGATAATGCTGTTGTTACAATTGTTAAAGGATATTTTCATTCTGTAAATGGTATCTATACAAATGAATCTATAAATGCAGTAGAAGGTAATAGCTCATTAGGTGCGTTTACTGTTACTGCTACAGATACTATTACATTAAATTCGCCAAGAGCAACTGGAGTAAAAATTGGATTTAACTATACACCTATTATTGAAACTATGCCAATAGACAAAGAATTACCAGAAGGTCCATTAACTGGATTACCAAGAAGAATCTCAAGAGCCATCATTGATATTAATTCTGCTTTAGATTTGACTGTAAAAGCTGCAGACACAACCTCTAAATCTTTAGTAGTCCAACAAGTTAATTTTACTGGTGGTTCTGACTTAACACCTGTAACTGAAAAAAAAGAATTTTTCTTTTTAGGTTATAGTAAAAGTCCAACAGTAACATTATCGCAAGATGATCCGTTACCAATTAAAATATTAGGAATGAGTGTGGAGGTAGTTTTTGCATGAGTGCTGATCCTGTAACATTAGCTATTGCTAGTACTGTTGTACAAGCAGTTGGAACTTATTCACAAATACAAGCTCAAAAAGCAACTAATAAAGCTATTATAAGAGAATATGAAACTGAAAAAAAATACAATCAGTTAAAAGGATTACAAGATTCTAATGATGTATTAGAAGAAGCTAGAAGAAAAAGAAAACAAAACTTAGCTATTGTAGCAGGTTCTGGTTACAATGATACAAGTAGAAGTTTTTTATCTACTCAAACTGAAATAGATAGAATTGCAGCAAAAGATGTAAGCAATATTAAAATTAATACATTGCGTGGTGAGTCTAAAATAGAAACACAAATTTATACAACTAAAGTTATGGGTAAAGCTCAAGAGTTTGGAGCTTATGCAAGTATAGCAGCATCAGCGTTAAAAACAAAATCTTATGCTGATTCATATAAAGCAAGAGGACAATATGATAATTATTATGATCCTCTTGATCCAGGACAAACGGAGTAATTATGGCATTAAAACAAGCAAAAAAACAAGTTAATTTAAAATCAAGTGTAGCTGATAATATCGGTATTCCAAAATTCCCTACAACAACTATAGCAGCACAAATATCTAAACCTATATCTGAAGCTATAGATGTATTTAGAAAAAAAGCTGAAGCTGATGCTTCTGCAACTTGGCAATTTAATTTTAATCAACAATCTAGAGATCATTATTTACAATTAAAAGATAAGTTTAAATTTGATCCAGATGGTATGAGAAATGCAATAGATAATTATTCTAAAACTACACTTGCAAATACACCAGGAGTTTTTAAAAATGTTGCACAAAATGTATTAGCACAAAAAAATCTAGCTAATATGTCTTATGCTACAACTAATTTTAATGCTAGAGAAGATCAAAAAGCATTAGATGGATGGAACTTAACTAAAGATCAAACAATGATTGATGCTGGATCTCATTTAGAAACTATAAATATGAATCCAGATTTAAGTGTATTAGATATAAATAGTTTTATTGGTAATGATTTACAAAAAACAATGAATCATAATTATGGTGGTGCAGAAACTACATTAGTAAATACTAATAGATATAGTGGTAGTAATCTTAAAAAAGATTTAGATAATGATATTATAGATTTAGAAGCTTTAAGAGTATTTAGTATTATTAAAAAAAGTGGAGATGTAGAAGGTAACAAATATTTTCTTAATTATGCAATGGGTAAAGATAATTTTCCTGTAACACCAGATAATGTAGATAATCCTATATTTCAAAAATATGCTAAAGATATTACAGATCCATTTAAAAGATCTCAAATAATAACTAAAGTTAAATCATTATATGATGATTATAATAGTAAAAATATTAATGGATTAAAAAGTGCTAAAACAAAATATAATATTGATAGATTACAAGATGCTGGTTCTATATTAGATGTAAACATTTTTGCTAATGGTGCAAACGGAAATGCTACTAATTATGTTATAAATAATATGCCAGGTATTTCTGATACTGATTTTCCTAGAGCTGTTGAAATAGTTAATAAAAATATTAATGTTCAAAAATTAGTAAGCAAAGCTTTAGATTATGAAGTTATTGATAATTTTGAAAATAATGAACAAATGGAATTATTTAAAACTGCTTTACTTAGAAGATACGGAATAAATGATAAAAATATAACTGATATTGAAAATGAAGATTTAGCAACAGTTATGGAATTATATAAAAATCAAAATATAGAACCAACAGCTGTACTTAAAAAAATTAATAAAAGTTATAATGTTAATTTTAAAACACCAGGAATGAAAGAAGATTTTTTTGAAAACTATGCTTTACGTAATTTTATAAAATCACAAGATATGTTTCCTTATTTAACAATTGAAAATGAACATATTTATAATGCAGCAGATAAAATGGGTTTAAGTGCTATGGAATCTCCAGAAGTAATTGCTGAAAAGTTAAATCAAATAGTATCTAATCAAGGTACTTTAGAAGAAAATTACAATAAAGTATCTTCTAATATTGATAATAATTTAGATGTTGCAGTTAATAATATGAAGTGGACTATTGAAATGCAAGATATAAATACAGATACTTGGTGGCTTAAAAAAATATTTAATAAAAAACAAAATAAATTTAGTCATATGTTTACACCAGAAAGTACAAGTGCTTGGTATAAAGGTTTAGATATGACACCACAAGTACAACAAGTTTGGTTAAATAATATTAAAACACAATTAGCATATATAAATGGTAATAGTGATATTGATATTACAACAGATGAAGGTAAAGAACAATTTTACAAAGCATCTATACAAGCTTTACATTCAATGAATAAACAAGGTTACTCAGCTACTAGATTAAATGGAACTGGTAAAGTAAGTATGATTAAACATGGTTTTGAAAAAGAAATAGGGTTCACTGGTCAAGGTTTTGATTCTGCATTAATGGCACAAGCAAATTATTTAAAAGAAAATTTATCTAAAGAAGAACAAATAGAAAGATTTGGTTTTGATCCTGTTGGTCCAAGTGGAAAAGAACAAGAACCAGTAAATATTACAGATGTAATGAAAAGACTTATAGATGAAAATTATAAAAATTTAATTATAGAACCTACAGGAACTTTTAATAAAGAAGGTAAACCTAATTATCATGCTAAAGTTATATATGATGATAAATTAATTTCTTTAACACAAGGAGATAATTATTTTGATCCTACTGGTTTAAGAAGCAATATGTTAGTAGAAGATTTACCAGATTCTAGATCTCAAGTTATACAAGAAATTGCTACTAAAAGATTTGATTTATTTATGGAAAAAGGTTTAGGTAGATTTATTGATGGCGATTCTGGTACAGAAAAATGGTTACAAAAATTTTTTTATGGAATTAGTAAAACAAAAGTAGAAGCTTCTGATTATAGATTTTATCCAGACTTTCCTTTAATAGATGATGTACCTGCTGAAGTAAAACCATTTGGTTTTATATTTAAAGCATTAGGTCAAGATATAGATGTTGAGTCTTATTACAATGAAGCTGTAGAAATTAATAATGAAGTTAATGAAATTGTATCTTATGATACACAAATTCAAGGTAATAGAAATTTTAACAATAAACAAAAATTAATAGAATCTAGATTTCCTCCACATAAAGCTTCTTTTACAGAAGAAAATGTTCAAAAAAGTTATATGCAACATGTATATAATAATTATCAAGATACATCTTTACCATTAACATTTAGAACTAATAACTATATGGCAGTTATGAAAACAGATCAAACTTGGGATGGTGAAATGAAAGATATTACAACAGGTAATCAAGCAGCAATATTTGCTAGTCCTGTAGATTCTATAAGAGCTGGTATAAGAGTTATGATTAATAATTCTACTTTAATTAAAAATGAAACTACTAAAAGATATGGTAATAATCCTACAGCAGAACAAATATTAAAAGTTTATGCAGTTGATAGTGAGCCATATTTAAATGCGTTAGAAGATAAAACTAATTTTACTAGAGATACTGCAATTAATTTTTATGATGGAAATCAAATGTATCAATTAATTAAATTTATGATTGAACACGAAATGGGTTCAGAAGCATTTTATAAATATTATCCACCAACAAATCAATTACTTTTAGATAAAATGATTTTTGAAGGTTATACAAGAGGAATAAATTCATATGGTGGTAAATTAGGTAAATTAAATTAATGACAGCTTTTCCGTTTAAGCCTTCTGATGCAGAAAGTTTAAAGCAACAAAGAAATACTCCTATAGAGTATAGTCCTTATGCAGATTTTCAACAAGGTTTTGCTTCTGAAAATTTAACATCAATGGCTGTTGATTATCTTGTTAATTATCAAGATTTTGTACCAGATGAAAATTATAATCCTAAGAATGATCCACAATTAAAAAACTATGAAGATTTTTATGATCAGTTTATGTTTAGTAAAAGTGCTGCAGAATCTACAGCTATTATACAAAAATTAAATACACAAGCTGAACAAAATTATGCAAGTCCTTGGTATCATATAGGTAAAATTACTGGAGCATTTTTAGATCCTTCAAGTTTATTATTAGCAACTAAAGCAGGGCAAAGTGCGAAAGTATTTGGTACAGCTTTTACTGCTGAAGAAATAGCAAAACAAAATATAGATCCAACAAGACCAGATGATTATGTTCCTTGGATTGTTGCTGGTGGTTATGGATTACCATATATTATAAATAAAATGGGCAAAGGTACTATAGGTGGATCTACACAACAAAAGATTATAGATGCAGATAAATCTTTTCATGCACCACCTAAAACTATGACTCAAGAAATATATGAAGATGGTAAATTTATTAATCCTAATGAAAGACCTCCAACACCTGGTAATGTAGGTGCAGCAGCTAATGAACAAAAAGTAAAACCAACTCCTAGTCAAGAATTTCAAGGTGAAAGATTTGTTAAAAGTAATTTAGGTATATTTGGTGAAGATGGTCCTTGGACTAATGTATTTAGAGTTACTAAAGCTGTATCTAAAAATGCAAGAACTATGATTGCAGATATATTAGATACACCATTACTTAAATTAAAAAACACTAAAGAGTATGGTTTTAAATCAACAGATCCATCTATTGAACTACAACTTAGAATGAGAGAAGTAGGATCTATAGAAGCTATGAAAGATATTAAAGAACAATACATGAAATATATTGCTAGAGTACAAGATGCACATCCTAAAACAGAATTAGGAATTAATATGCACAACATAATGAATAGTCAAATGTCTTTAGCTCAATTTAGTAGAGAAGTTACATTAACAAGATTAAAAGGTATGCAGAATGATATTCCAGAAATAGCACAAGCTGCAAGAATTACACAAGATAAAGTATATGGACCAATAGGTAAAGAAATGCAAGAACTTGGTATTCGTAAATTACCAATTGAAAGAGAATTAAATTTTTGGAAAGGTACTATGGACACAATGAAAAAGAAAGGTGAAACTTCTAAATCATTTAAGTCTAAAGTAGATGGTACTACATCACAATATTCTGCAACAGAAATCAAAAATAAAATTGCTAAGTTAGAAGAACGCTTAAAAGCGTCAGATGGTTTAATAAAAGATTATGTTAATATAATTTATAATAAAACCAATATAGATAAAAACAAAGAATTGTTTAAAAATATAATTAGAGAAGATCTAATTAAAAGAGGAAAGTATATTAATGAAAAAAAATTAAATACTTTAGTAGATGATCTAGCAGGACATTTTCCATTTCAAAGATTTGAAAAAACAAAATATACTGATGATATTAAAGATCTTATATTTGAAAGATATGCTTTTAATAGACCTAGATATGCTAGAGCTACAAGAGCTAGAGAGTTAAACCTTCTACCAGAAACACAAGTTAAATTATTAGAAAATGATTTTATGGTTAGTGATATTTTTTCACTAATGAAAACATATTACAGACAAGTAACTCCAGACATTTTATTTACTAAAAAATACGGAGATCCAAATGGTCTAGGATATAAATACATAGATGAAGCTCAATCAATGACGTTTCCTGGATTATATCAAGTAGCTGAAGAATATAACATTAAGGCATTTAAGGCAAAAACTAAGGCACAAAAAGCTAAAATTATGGCAGAGAGAAACAAAGTTCTAGAAGATCTAGAAGCTGGTATTGAGCTGGTTAGAGGTACATATGGATTACCTGCTGATCCTCATGCTTGGACATCTAGAGCTATGAGAACAATGAAACACTATAATGCTTTAACAATGCTTACTGGTTTTTTTGCAGCAGTAGCTGATGTACCAAGAACTATTATGACATCTGGTATTCAAAGAGGTTTTAAAACTCAATTTGAAATGTGGGCAGATATGCTGTCTAATAAAAAATTCGGTATCTTCAAAGCAGGTAAAAAAGAAGCTCAGTCTTTTGCAGAAGCAGTAGATATGGTTACAGGACAAAGAGCTATGTTATTTTCTGATATTGGAGATATGTTTGGTATGTCTTCTAAAGTAGAAGGTATGATGGGTAAAGCAGCCAACTTTAATTTTATGTATATTAACATGATGTCTAGATGGACAGAATTTATGAAAAGTGCAGCATCTGTTACTATTGGTTCTAGAATCTTAGAAGACTCTGTTAAATGGAGTAAAGGTACTTTATCAGATAAATTTAAAACTAAGTTAGCAGCTTCTGGTATTGATGAAGAAGTAGCAAAAAGAATTGCTAAAATGTATGAAGAACATGGAACTAAAACTGTACACAATAGAATGGCTAATTCAGTAGAATGGACTGATGATTTAGCTAAACAAAGATTTGGTGCAGCGTTAAATAAAGATATTAACATTACAATTGTAACGCCAGGCAAAGGAGATACACCTTTGTTTATGAACTATGAACTTGCTAGTACTATTGTACAGTTTAAAAAATTTGCAATGGCTTCTACACAAAGAATGTTAATGAGAGGTATGCAAGAAAAAGATATGGATTTTTTATTTGGTTCTATGTTGTTAATGGGATCTGGTATGTTAGTAGATGCAGTTTACAGTGAGTTTAGATTTAACAAAGATTATTCTAAAAAATCTTTAACTGCAAAACTATTAGCAGCGTTTGACAGATCTGGATTAGGTGGAATATTTGTAGATGTTAATAGATCTATAGAAGCTCTTACAGATAATAGAATTGGTATAGCTCCATTAATGGGTGAAGGTAAACCTTATGGTTCTTCTATGAAATCTAAAGTAGGATTACTTGGCCCAAGTGCATCACAAATTTATAATGTGTTTGATATTATGTATGATGTTGGTGGCAAATCATATAATCACTATACAGCACGTAATGTGCGTAGATTAATTCCATTTCAGAACGTATGGTACTTAGATTGGTTATTTGACGATATAGAAAAAGGACTTCGATAATGAGTATAACAATTTCAGATGTAGAACCACGAGTTCAATATACAGCAACAGCTGGACAAACTAGCTTTACTGTAGGATTCGAGTTTTTTGATAATGCAGATTTAAAAGTATTTAATGGTACAACATTATTAACTTTTTCTGCATCACCATCAGATGCAACAGAATATTCTGTATCTGGTGCAGGACAAACTGGTGGTGGATCTATTACATTAGGTTCGCCTGGTGCTACAGTAAATGATGTAATTACAATATCTAGAGATTTAGCAATTGCAAGATCTACAGATTTTCCAACATCTGGTGCTTTTCAAATAGGATCACTTAATACAGAATTAGATAAAATTATTGCTATGTGTCAGCAATTAGAAAGAGATTTAAAATTTTCTCCTAAAGCTGCTGCTACTACAGCAAATACATTTAATATAACATTTCCAAACCTTGTTGCTAATAAAGTTTTATCAGTAAATAGTTCTGGTAATGGATTAGAATTTGCACAAGATTTAACCGACATAACTGCTCTTGCAGCAATTACTAGCGATATTACTGCTTTAAGTGCTATAGCTAGTGATATTGCAGCAGTAGAAAATATTAAAGCTGATATAACTTCAGTTGCAAATGATGCTACTGATATTGGAACTGTTGCAGCTAAAGCAACTGAAATAGGTAGATTAGGTACAGTAGATGCAGTAGCAGATTTAGCTTTACTTGGTACTTCGGCAGTAGTTACTGATATGGATTTATTAGCAACTTCTGCAAATATAACTGCAATGGGAAATCTTGGTACTTCAGCAAATGTTACAGCAATGGGATTACTTGGTACTTCTAGTGTAATAACAGATATGGGATTATTAGGAACTACAGATGTTGTTGCAGACATGGCTTTACTTGCAAATTCTGATGTAATAGCTGACATGGCTTTACTTGCTACTTCAGATGTAATTGCAGATATGAACACACTTGCAACATCAGATATAGTTTCAGATTTAAATACTTTAGCAACTACAGATATTGTTAATGACCTTAATCAATTAGCAACTTCAGATTTTGTATCTGATTTAAATGCTATTGAAGGAATAAAAGCTAATGTAACAACTGTTGCTGATAATATTTCTGGTGTAACTAGTTTTGCTGAAAGATATAGAGTTGGCTCATCTGATCCATCTTCAAGCAATGATGAAGGAGATTTATTTTATAATTCTACAAGCAATGTATTAAAATACTATAATGGAAGTGCGTGGACAAATATTGAATCTACTGATACTTCTAATTTAGCAACAAATGGATTCGCTATAGCCATGGCGATTGCATTATAATAAAGGAGATATATGGCACAAAACTTTAGACGATACACAAGTAATAATGTAGGCACAGGAGCTGCAACTTTATTTACTTCAGATAGTTATGATACTGTTGTTGGTATATCAGTTTCAAATGTTACAACATCTGCTGTTGTAGCATCTGTATATATTAATGATAGTTCTAATGACATCTATTTAATTAAAGACGCACCAATACCTGCTGGTTCATCATTACAAGTATTAGATGGTGGAGCAAAGTTTGTAGTTCAATCTGGTGATGCTTTAAAAGTAATATCAGATACAGCTTCATCTTTAGACGTTTGGGTATCAACAGTAGATGCAATAAGTACATAGGAGATTAATGCCGTTTATAGGAAATCAACCAGCATTAAGTTATACAAGTTTTGCTAAGCAAGACTTTAGTACAAGTGCGACTACATCTTACACATTGGATAATCCAGTTACTAATGCAAATGAGTTAGCATTATTTATTAACTTTGTAAGACAAGAGCCTACAACTGCATATTCTGCAAGTGGAACTACATTGACACTAACAAGTGCTACTGCATCATCTGACGATATGTACTGTGTGTATTTAGGTAAAGCTGTTCAAACTGTTAATCCACCAAACGCATCTGTTGGTTTATCTCAACTAACTGCTAGTGGTACAAAAGACGCAACTACATTTCTAAGAGGAGATAACACATTTGCTGTTGCTGGTGGAACAAATACTCCAGCTTTTTCTGCATATTTAAGTTCAGATCAAAGTGGTATTAGTCAAAATACAGATGTTAAAATTACAATAAACGCAGAAGATTTTGATACTGATAGTGCTTATGACCATTCTACAAATTATAGATTTACACCTCAAACTGCTGGTAAATATTTTTTTCATGGACAAATAAAATGTAATACTTCAACAGAAAATGATTTTGTTGCAAAAATAAAAAAAAATGGAAGTGATACAAAAAATAGAAGAATGCAAAATGTAGATCAAGATGCAGTAGATGTTTCTTGCGTATTAGACATGAATGGTTCTAGTGATTATGTTGAACTTTATGGTAGATTTACAAACGCAAATATTACAGCAGTTTCTGAAAGTGGAGTAACAACATTCTTTTTTGGATATAGATTAATTACATAGGATAAATTATGGCAATAACAAAATTAATAGCAGATAGTATTACAAGTGGTGCGATAGGAAACACTCCAGCTTTTTATGCAGAATTAAGTGCAACTACAGGAACTACTGATGCTGGAAATTCAAAAATACAATTTAATACAGAAATTTTAGATACAGATAATGCTTATGATAATTCTTCTAATTATCGTTTCACAGTACCAAGTGGCAAAGGTGGTAAATATTTTATTTTTACAGGATTGTCAGTATATGGAACTGTTAATTATAGTGTTTATGATGCTTATTTAAAAGTTTATAAAAATGGAAGTCAATTTATGACAGAACAACATTATGAGCATGATAGTACACCTAATGGCTCTGCATCTTTTCACATAGGTAGAGTTATGAATTTATCTGCTGGAGATTATTTAGAAGTTTATTTATATTGTGATACAAATGGTGGTAATCCATCTGTTCAAGGTGGAACAGGCTCATCAAATAACACATATTTTGGTGGCTACAAAATGTTAGTATAAAATTAAGGAGGACAAACTATGGCACAACTAAGTACAAAAATAAAATCATACTGCGAAGCAAATGGTGTTTCAAATGTAGATTTTACAAATGATGTTATGTTGCAAGATGACAGCGATGGTAATGGTGCTTACATTAAGGAGTGGAATTTAGATATTGCACAACCAACAGACGCACAATTAACAGCACAAGAAACTTCAGCTAACACAGAAGAAGCCAATAACGAAGTTAAAGCAACTAGAAAAGCTTTATATGGAGATATTGGAGAACAGCTAGACGAAATCTATAAAGATATAGATGGTTGGAAAGCTAGAATTAAATCAATTAAAGACGCAAATCCAAAAGGTTAATGAATGGCATATATAGGTAAGACACCAACAATAGGAAACTTCCAAGTCTGCGATGCAATATCAGTAGTCAATGGTCAAGCTGCATACACTATGCAAGTAGGCTCTGTAAATGTATCTCCAGAAAGTGCTAATCACATGTTGGTTAGTTTGAATGGTATTTTACAAAAACCAGGAAGTTCTTATACTGTATCTGGTTCTACAATTACCTTTGCATCAAACCTAGTTACAGGAGATGTGATCGACTTCATTCAAATATTGGGTAATGTTCTTGATCTTGGAGTACCTAGTGATGCTACAGTTTCACTTGCTAAGCTAACAGCTACAGGAACTAAATCATCTTCTACTTTTTTAAGAGGAGATAATACTTTTGCTTCTGCACAAGGTAAATTTGAAAGTCAATTATTACAAGTAAGACATGAAACTTCATCTGGTACTCATGGAGGAGATGCAGTCGCTAATACAGATAATGTTAGAGTTTTAAATACTGTTGTTACAAATGAAATTACTGGTGCATCTTTAAGTTCAAATAGAATTACATTACCATCTGGCACTTATTACATTAATTCAGTAGGAATTAGTTATGATACTGCTACTCACAGAATAATTTTATACAATTATACTGATAGTAGCGTTACTCTTTTAGGATTAATGGTTTATGCAGATGTAAATAATGAAGTAGCAAATCACTCCTTTTTAAATGGAAGATTTACAATTTCATCTCAAAAAGTTTTTGAAATAAGACATTTTACAGAAACAGCTAAATCTACTTTAGGTTTAGGAGTTTCTGGTGGCGATAGTAGAACAAATGTATTTGCAGATGTTCAAATATGGAAGGTAGCTTAATATGAAATACGCATTAATTAAAAATAATATTATTGAACAAATATCTTATCAATCAGTAGATAGTTGGGAAGAAGTTGAAGATAATGTTTGTGCTGGAATGATTAAAAAAGCAGATGGAACATTTGATTTAACAGATGAAGTTAAACAACAAAATGCAAATTTAGAAACAGAAAAGCAAGACGCAATAACTAAAAAAGCATCTGGCAAACAAAAACTTTTAGACTTAGGTCTAACCGAAGAAGAAGTTAAAGCATTGATAGGAGTATAACAATATGGCATTAATTAAATTAGGAGCAAACGCAATAACAGCTTTACCAACTGGTGTAGGTGGTAAGGTTTTGCAAATTGTAACTGCAACCACATCAACAGAAGTTAGCAATACTGCAACTAGTTACATAGATACTGGATTAACAGCTTCAATTACTCCATCTTCAACTTCAAATAAAGTTTTAATTATAATTCAACAAGTTATGGGTAAAAATTCTGCTAACACATGGATTGATATTAACCTTTTAAGAGATTCAACAACATTAGCTTCATTAAAAAGTGTTGGTTATACTGCATCAACACAAGCTAATTATATTGGTATTGGCTCTGGTTTTAATTATTTAGATACTCCTTCAAGTACAAGTAGCCTTACTTTTAAAACTCAATTTAGAAATGTTACAGCATCTGGAACAGTAAAAGCACAACAAGATAATAGTTTAAGTATGATAACTTTAATGGAGATAGCTGGATGATAGTTGAAGCAATATTAAAAATTAATCCTAATGCAAAAGTAGGTGTTAGAGGTACAGATATTAACACTTGCGAAATAGAATGGTTAGATGGAACAACACCTATACCAGTAGCTGACATAGAAGCTAAGATGACAGAACTACAAGCAGAGTATGATGCTAACGAATATCAAAGAGAAAGAGCAACTGCTTATCCATCAATACAAGAACAGTTAGATATGCAATACTGGGATAAAGTTAATGGTACTACTAACTGGCAAGATGCTATTGCTAAAGTTAAATTAGATACACCTAAACCATAATGCCTAAAAAAAAAATAACTCCAAAAGAGTATAGCGAAGTAACTACTGGAGTTAGACTTTCATCACACGAAAAACTTTGTGCTGAAAGAATGAATAATATTTTAAAATCTATTGAAAGACTTGAAAAAAAAGTAGAACAATTAAGTGATCATGTTTCTACTGGAAAAGGAATAGTTAAAGTACTTGTTGTTCTTGGTAGTCTTGCAGTAGGTGTTATTGGCTATTTTAATTTTAAATGAAATTTATATTGATAGTGTGGGTTTGTACCTTTACTAGCAATCAATGTGGTCCACCTATACAAAGCAATACAATATATAACTCATGGAATGAGTGCGTTGTTGAAGCATACAATTATAGTACTAATTTTCTTGCACAACAGAAAAATGAAGATGTTAATGAATTTAGATTAGCAACTAAATTTTTGTGTAAGGAAATAGAAAATGTTTAAAGGTCATAGAATAATAGTTATAGGGGATGCTCATGATAGTCCTCATATAAAACAAGATCGTTTTAAATGGATAGGTAAATATATTAAATCTGTTAAACCAGATTATATTATACAAATAGGTGACTGGGCATCTTTTGATAGTCTAAGTTTTTTTCAAAAAAATAGTACACAAGCAGGTAAACTTAAAGATGCTTACATGATGGATATAGAATCAATGCGTAATTCTATAGATTTATTAGATAAGCATATTGATAATGATTTAATACCTAGACATGTTACATTTGGTAATCACGAAGAACGAGTTTATAGGTTTGAAGAAAATATTCCAGAGATAGCAGGTATGATGAAGAAAGAGCTGCATGATTCTTTTGATGATCGTAAATGGAAACGATCTTCTTATGGTGCTTTTAAGAATATAGGTGGTGTATCATTTACTCATTGTCCATTAAATATAATGGGTAAAGAGTATGGTGGTAAAAACTGTGAAGTCCAGGTAGCTAATGATGCTACCAATGATATTGTATTTGGACATACTCATAAATTTAGAGATTGGAAAGCTCCCAAAATTGGGGATAAAAATTATGTTAGAATAGTTAATGTAGGATGTGCGTTGCCACATGACCATGTAGAAGACTATGCTAAGATGAATTTAACTGGGTGGTCTTGGGGTATAGTTGAACTCGGTATCTGGGATAACCATATACAAGAGAGTCAATTTATATCTATGGATAGACTGGAGAAAACATATGATAACTGATGGTACAAATTTTGCTAAATATAATAATTTTAGCAGCAACGAGTTTAAATGTAAATGTTGTGGGGAATTAAAAATTTCTGAAATAGTTTTAGACTTTTGCCAGGCATGGCGTACTCATATCCAAGAAGGTGTTACAATTACTTCAGCTTATAGATGTCCAGAACATAACAGTAAAGTTAGTTCTACTGGAGATAATGGACCACATACTACAGGTTTTGCAGTAGACATTTCTACTTCACCACAATTACAATATAAATTAATTGACTTTGCTTTACACTATGATCCTAAACCTACAGGTCTAGGTATAGCAAGATCGTTTACTCATCTTGATTGGTTAACAGCAGATGTTGATCAAAAGTATGTAGTAAGACCTAACGTATGGAAATATTAATATGTGGTTGAGTGCAATAAAACTTGCAATGAATGCTGGTTCTCATGTATATAAAAAAAGACAGCAAACAAAAATGTTAATGGCTGATGCACAAATGCGTCATGCTGAAAAAATGAGCAGTGGTGAACTTGAATATAAAGCGAAAATTATTGAGAGCAATGATAACGGTTGGAAAGACGAATTTGTATTGGTGCTTGTATCTTTGCCTATGCTTTTATTGGGTTGGTCTGTTTTTTCTGACGATCCAGAAATACGTAATAAATTAGATTTATTTTTTGAGTATTTTAAAAATTTACCTTATTGGTATCAAGCAATTTTTATCGGTGTAGTATCTGCGATCTATGGATTAAAAGGTGCTGATATTATGAGGAAGAAATGAAAATTTCTGAAAACACTTCGGTATCAATGCCAATACGTAATATGGCTATGATAATTTTTGGTGTAGTAGCAGGTGTAATTGCATACACTGAACTTACAGGTAGGTTAACATCATTAGAAACTTCTAGAGAATTATTTGAAAATGATTTGCTTAAAAAATCTGAGCAAGTACCTACTGACCAGGAGCAGCACTTTTTATTAGAAGATCTTTATAAAACTGTAGAGAAACTACAATCAACTCAAGAGATGAATATGACTAATAAAGTCAATATAGAATTTTTAAAATCACAACTTGAAAAAGCGTTAAATGATATTGAACATTTAAAAGATAAGGTTAGAGCAAATGGGAAATCTTACTGAAGTAGTAATAGCTTTACTTATGATTGTTAATGGAGAAATCAAAGAACATAGAATACAAGATACTATGTCTGATTGTTTAAAAGGTAAACGTATAGCTAATAGAGAAGTTAATAATAATATTGAATATCAATGTATAAAATCTATGGCTGAAATAGAAATCTACATGGGATCTAAATCTATTAAAAAACTTATATTAGAATAATATGTGGTGTGTAATCTGGAAACAGAAAGATCTATATAAAATGTTTACAAATGTAATATTTGAATCTGAAAAGAAAGCTACTGAATTTAAGAATCAACAGAAGTCTATGCGAAAAGCTCACGATTGTAGAGCTGTACCCTATATGTACAGTTATTTTAATGGAATGGCTAATTTAGACCATTTAAATAGCTCTGAGAAGCCACAGGATAGCTAAATAGACCACATTCGGTATCATTGGGTATAATATATTTAAAGGCTGTGTGCGTAGCTCTATGACAGTTTATTGCCTGTTTCAACAAAATGTTCTGATTCTAGCTCAGCTAAAGCTCCACGCATTAAATCTATAGCAAATTTCTTATTATTATAGTTAGATGCTATCTGCATTACATTAGATACCAAAGCAACTTGAGCTGCATCTATGTTATTACCTTTAAGTAAATCAATTGTTACAGTATCAGCAATATTATCAAACAAATTTATTACTTCTTTGTTAGATACTTTTCTTGATTTAAATATATCTCTTAAGCATATTATTGTTTTCATAAGTAAATGTTATTATGAAATTCGGAAGCTTACACCTCACATAAAAAAAAATAATTTAGTGATGGGTTGAACTTGATGCAATTATTGTATTCAACCTTTAAGTCAAGAACGCACCACTGCAGGACTTTAGCTATAATGAGGACTAGTATCTAATTATATACAGGTTCTAGCTTACCTATTTGTTATCACAAATTTTATATCTGTAGGCGTACTCAATTCAAAGTTTTATTCATACGCCTACAGTTCACAACAGATGTAGTTACATACTACGTGTTAATTATTAAAAGGTAAATTAACTTAACCTATTAAAACTGGTCATCAAAATCATCTGATGGTTTAGACGGCTGTGCTGTCTTTGTACCAGATGGTTTGTCGCCAACCATTCTAATGCTTCCTGTAAATCGAGGTACTACAACCTCAGTTACAATTCTGTTTTGATCGTTAGAATCTTTAAACTGTCTAGTTTCTAATTCACCTTCGACATATAATAAAGTTCCACTCTTACCATATTTTTGCATAGTTTCTGCAAGTCTTGGATCCCATACAACAATCTTATGCCATACAGTTTTTTCTTGCCATTCACCATCTTTAGTCTTGTACTTTTTATTAGTAGCTAAAGACAGGTTAGCAAAAGACTCACCTTTTTTAGTTTGTTTTATTTCTGGGTCTGCTCCCAGTCTTCCTATCAACATTACTTTGTTTATCATTGTTTAACTCCTTTGTATTGATTACGGTTATGTTAGTTGGTTTAGCATCAAACTTAGCTTTCATTTCTTGTACATATTTGTTGTTATCAAACAAACCAAGAAACACATCAGCACTGATACCAAGATGACTAAAACCTTTGGTCATAGCATCTGTCATTGCTTTCTTTGGTGCTTCATCATCTAGTCCACCATTCTTCTTGTACAATGCTTGTACTGAAGATACTGGGCCAAATTGATTCCATTCTAAGCTAGGTTCTTTTCTGTATCTTATTGTTACTTCTGCAAACACATTTTTATCTGTGTATGTATAATCAACATGATAAGCCCAACCCAAACCTACTGGACCAAACATACCAGTCATAACTTGTATTTGATACATTGGATCTATAGTAGTTAGTTCTTTACCACCAAACTTTGTAAATGCTTTTGTGTATTTAGGATTAGTATTTTTTACTTGATCCCATATCCAAAAGTGTTCTTCTTTTCCTGTTCTCATTATATACCTTTCTGTGTGTATTGATTATTAATATGAGTTTTACTTACTACATAAACATATGCAGAACGCTTACTAGCATTCTTACGTTTATCTTTTCTTTCTATCTTATCTTGTTTATATAGTTCAGTTACTCTTGGTCTTACAGTAAATGAAGACAACCCTAATAAATCAGCTACTTCATCTGCTGTTGCTCCAAAGTTACCTTTGTTTGCAATAACATTAAATACTTTAGCTCTTATAGTATCAGCACCTTCTTTTAATAGTTCGGCAGCTTCTACTGAAGTATCAACTTTCTGACTGCCTGGTGAGTAAGGGTATGATTTCTCTACCATTGTTATGCTCCTTTATCTGTTCGTTAAAATTATTAAAGTCAACAAAATCTGGTGGTGGTGTTTTGGTTTGTACCAAATGCCAAAACAATATTTCAGCAGATTCTAATTGATTTTGAAATTCTTTATCTGGTGTTACTTCAACAAGTCCCCATTTCATATTACCAAAGAACATAGATAAATACATTTTGTCTGCACCATATATCATAAGGTAATGCTGTATTTGTGCTTTGTATTTTTCTGCTGTTTTGATTTCATTAGTAAAAGCATTGGTATGTTTACATTCTAGTAAAGCTTTTTTTTCTTGAAGGACACCATCTATATTGCAATACATAAATGGATATTTTTTAGATTTGATAAATACTTGTTCACCTACAACTTTAATACCTGTTTGTTTTTCAAACCAGCGAATATTAAAGTCTTCGGTATGCACTCCCATTTGTACTGGTAAAACATTTGAGAGATCATCTGATTCTTTCTCTCCAATTTTTTCTAGATACAAATCGTGCCAGTCACCATTGTAAAGCCTGGTGGCATCTGATCCACCAATACCTGTCTTACGATCAAAGTCTTTGTTCATTTATTCTTCCTTTCAATGTCTTCTATCATGTTGTGTATTTCGGTATAAATCCATTTAAGTTCTTGTACACCTAACAATGCTGCAATTTCTGTAATTGCATTCATTCTTTTTTGTTGTAAAGCTTGATGTTTATTTCTTGAATGTATTTCTTGTATTGCTTCATCTTGTTCTGCCATCTTTACTCCTGTATATATTTCGGAAGCTTAAACCTACACGAGTTGCACCCTTTCGTTTTATGTCTTCCCATTTCTTTTTTTCTTGTTGATTGTGTTTTCTTCTAAGACTATCTAATTGTTTTAATATCTTTGGATCTATTTTACCTGCAAACAATTTGGTAGCAAAGTCTGTATATATATTATCATCATACTCAATATTTTTATAAAATTTAAGCAATGACATATACCAAGCTTGTTGTCTAACGTGATAAGGTGTGTAGTCTATTTCAACTTTTGGTTTCTGTTTTTTCATTTGTAGATGTTCCTTCTCCTAAACCTTCTAGTGCTGCTTTAACTTTAATTTTATCTGCATCTAATTCTTTAAATTCAGATTTAATTTTTGTTAAATAATGTACAGCGTCTAACAGTTCTTCGATTGTTTCATCTACCCATTCGGAAGTAGGTCTTTTGTTATCTGACATAGTCTTCCCAAACTTTTCCATACCTTGTACATGTCTATCAATAGTTTTTTTGATTACATCATTTACAATTGGATCGTCTGTTATGTCACCAGGATTAAAGTCTGGATTAATTGTCATGTTTTACCTCTTTTATTTTTATTACAATTTCGGCATTTAGTGCTTCTGCCCAACAACAGAATAACCAGCCACTTGGTTTTCTTATACCACACTCCCATTTTGATACAAGTCCCTTAGCTACTCCTAATATTTCATCCATTTCTAATTGTGATATACCCATATTTTTTCTTATCTTAACAAATTGGGGTATCACTTGATTATGAAATTGTTCACCTAGTGCCTTATTTGTCATAATTACTAGGTATATGTATATTTCGGTAGCTGTCAACTACATATAGTAGTGCTGTTCATTACACTATTAGGAATAAAATAACCTAATGGCTTCTTTGTATATTCTGCTATTTTACCTAATTTAGTTATTGATACTTTGTTGGTAGCTCTTTCATACTTTTGAATTTGTTGAAAGGTACAACCTGCAGCTTTTGCTAATTCGGATTGAGTCATAACTCTATGTTCGAATGTAGTATGTCTAGCATGTTTAATTTGTTTACCAATATAAGTATATAGTTCTTGATCGTTATACATTATTTACCTGCTTTCCATTTTGGGTATTTAGTATTTAATATAACTAACAATCTAGCAAATGCTGTTACACCATTTTTATCATTCATAAAAATTCCAGCTTTTACTAAATCTTTAAATAATTTATTTACTAACATTATATATTTCCTTTCCTTCTTGATGCTTCTAATGTTCTCCATATTTCTATTTTCATTTCTGCAGTTTTTCTTTTATTTTTTAATTGCAGAAGATCAATATTAAAATCATTAATTTTTTTTATTGAACTTACATAACTTTCGGAAGCGTAATAACTTTCGGTAGCTTTAGACACAGCTACATCTGATTGAGTTACATAAGCTCCTTTGAAATGTTTAATCATATCTCGCTGATATTCTACCTCTGCCATAAGTTTAGCAAAGGTAGTATCAGTTTCAGCTAGATAATTGATTTCATTATCTATATCCATATTACTTACTTTCTAATTGTAGAAACTCTTTAGGTGCAGCTACTGGTACACCAGAAGCTTTGAATGTAGAACCTAAATGTTTCCATACATCTTTTATATCTCTACCAGAATATAAAACATTTTTAGCTTGTTCTTCAAGTAAATCTAAATCATGTTTTACTTTAAATTTAGGTAATTTAGATACAGCTAATTCTGTTTCTTGTTTACAAGCTTTAGTTAAATAATGTTCTATATTGTCATATTCTTTAATTTCTATAGACATTCTGTCATTGTAATTACCTTTCCATCCTCTAATAGAAGACCAAGAGTTCATTCTAGATTCAAGTTTATCACCTGCTGCTCTTTTAGTTGCAAATAATTTAGCTTCATAAGATTCTTTTTGCTGTTGAAACTTTCTAAGTTTATCATCAGCTTCTTTAAAAGCTTTTATTTCAGCTTTAATACCTAGCTTTTCAACAAATGATTTGTAATTTTTATCAGTTTGTTTTTGAGTAGCAGCTTCTATTTCTGAGTTTATATTTTGTCTTCTGTGTCTAAACTTATCTGCAATAAGTTGATCAAGATAGTTTAGTTCATTACTTCTTATTGGTTTCATCTTTACCTTTCTTTTTTGTTTTAGTTGTTTTAGTGGTAACAGTTTTTTGATTAGCAAAACTATTTACCCATTTAGTGTACTCTCTTTTTTCTTTAGGTGTCATTTCTCTACACCTAATCTTTCAAAGATATTTTCTTTTTTATCTTTAAAAACATTACCAGACTTTGATTCATCACTATATTCTGAATGTGTGTAATCAGCACTATCATCAAAGTCACCTGTTTCTGTATTAATGGTAAGTGTACCATTGACAGAATACTCACCTGCAAATGAATACCATTGATTTAATCTACCTTCATCAGCATAAACTAATGCTTCAAAGTTGTCGTCATCAAAGTCTTCATCTTCATCAAGATCTAAAGTTTTAGCCCAATCTACTGTAACAGATTTATCATCTGCATAAAATACTGGTCTATCAAATGATCCTTCATCATTACCACCAGAATATTCTATTTCTACTTTAGTAATACCTTGTGTATGTAATGCTCTTAGTACGTCTTCAATTGTCTTGTCCGACATTTCTATAACCTTTCATTGTCCATTTGGTTGGCTTGATTAAAATTGCCCAATCGTAAAAACTTGGGATCCAACCCATGTCTTCAACGATATGTCTTTCTGCAATTAATCTGACAGGAACCATTTTACCATCAGAATTTTTTATTGATGTGCCAAACTTTTGTTCGGCAGCAAAACAACCTTCAGCGTGATGTCGCAAAGCTCTATGACTCCAGTGTGCAATAATCTTTTTTGATTCGTCAAACCAGTCATGAATAGGTTGGTAGTCTTCTGGTTTACCACCCCATTTTTTAACTGATGATACCGAATGATAATAACAATTAGCCATTGATCTCCTTAAGTTTGAATTTTTGTTTTTTAACAATAGCAACAGTTCCAACTAAATTGTCGCCAGGCAAACAAGCTCTTTTAGTTCTTTGTTGCCAAGCATACCAAGCTTTAGTTGCTCTTTTGTTTGGGTAGTTTAAGTTATTAAACTTACCTTCTTCGTCTATATGCATTTCAAATGTACCTAATTCTTCGGTATAACCTTTTGTAATTTCAATTAATTCACACCCAATAAGTTTATACAAATCATCAAATGTAGGTTTATTTTTAAACACATGAATGTCTTCGTTGTCATTATCTTTCCATAATATTACATTATACATTGTCATCCTTTTGTTCTGCTCTGTCTAAATAATCTACTACTAATGATCTAACTAAAGTAGCTTTATACAAATTATGTTTAGTACAATAATTATGTAATCTTTCGTAGTTTTTTTCACCTAATGATAATCCAAACATTCCATATTTAATTGTATTTTCATTTCTTTTAGTTCTTTTATTTACTTTGTTTAACAATTCATCTTCAGTCATTTTTTTCTTTCGTTATTGTTTGTTTAATAAATTTTACATAGTGATTACAAATATCTATAGTTAAGCCAGTAAAGTATAAACACCAACTTAATCCAGATAATATGGCTATTAAAATATATTTCAAAAAGCCAAAAAACTTAGGTATTACCCCTTCTACATTTGTGCGTAGAAGTTTTGCTTTTTCTTTGATAACGGACTTCATATAGCTATACCTTTCATAGTTATTTCTTTCTTTCTGTTTAAAGCTATCTCATTTCTTGGGATAGCTATGTGCGTTGCTTAATCCCCACAGTGCAACGCAACTGTGTGTTTATCGTAGAATAAGGGAGCAGTAATGATACCGACTAATCTTCTACGCTAGGATTCTCTAATTCATATAATGCCACTAAATGCTTTAATCTTTCATTTAGTTTATAACATTTAATATCTTTGGTATCTTTATAAGCTAATGCTTCTTGCTCTAAAAAATATAGTTTTAATATTTCTTGTAAATCAAATATTTCTTTAAAACTTATTTTGATGTTGAGATACTTTGTAGTCGTATCTTGCTTCTTCTGCATTTGATCTATGCTCCTCTATGTCGCCTGGTGAATCTACTCCTAGTCTTGTTATACTAGAAATAAATTCAGCCATTTCAATTCTGCATTCTGCATAATCAAATTGCAACTTAGCTAGTTCATCTATTATATGTTGTTTGTATTTAGTCATCTGTCCTTTTGGTTGTTTGGTAGTCCTGTTAACATTGTCATGATACCAGCAAAACTAATTAAGATCCCTAATACTTGGTGATCAGAATGTATTGCTGTTATCATACCTAACATACCTAGTATAAGTCCTGTTAGTGTCATCATGATTCTCATAATTACATCCATTAGTTATACCATTTTTCTTTAGGTTGTTCATTCTTAACAACTTTGTAAGGTAATTCAACCTTAGTAGGCATATGCTTTGATACAGCAAATATTAAACCTAGAATGATTCTAATTGGCAACATGATTGCAATCCAAATCCATTTGGCAGCAACATTCATTAGCCAGTTTTGTAGTTTTATTAACATTGTTTTTCCTTTCTGTTAGTTATTAACTCTTTTTCAGCAGCATCATATAATGCACCTTCTTGCTTTGCTAATTCATTTAACATTCTATAAGCTTGAGTATTTTGTAGATTGTGTCCATTTAATAATAACAAAGCTTGTATTACTGCATTATGATACTGACTTATTAAGTCTATAGTGTTTCTCATATTATCCTTTTATTGTTAGAGTTTCGGCAGCAACGCCCAATGATTTTCAACGCCGAACGTTTTGAAAATAGGCTGTAACGATAAAAAAAACCCAGTACCCTGTTAAGAGTACCGGGTTTGATTGTTTATTATTACTTACCTAGAGCTTCTTTTAGTCTAGTCATATTGTATTCTTTCATCTGTTTAGTCACATCTTTGACAGGAGCTTTGCTTTGAGGCATAAACTTCTTACCAAAGGTAGTTTCATAACATAGAAGAAACTCATTCAATATAGACTCAGCTCTTTTGATATTAACTTCTTGAGCATCACGTCTAAAGATTAACTTGTCAACATTTAGCTTAGTGATCTCATTACCAACATCTTCTCGTAACGCAGTTTGCATAAGATCTTTTGTCTTATCTAGACTTTTGATACACTGCTCATGATGTCTTTGGAATACACCAATAATACTATTAGCATTCCATTCAGCCAACATTGACCAATCTGGATGATCAGCAAATGGTGATATAACTGTATTGAAAAAGCCAGTAACACCAGCTTTCATATCAACACAATCTAATACATCTTGCATATCATCTAATCTACTATCTGAATAATCTTGTTGATTTAATTCACTACCCATCATATCTAACTCCTTTAGTTATATTATTTATTTCGCTATCTATTTCACTAACTTTATCATAGTCAGCTTTAACTATAGCTTCTTCTTTTAACATTGATAACTCAACAACTCTTTTTCTATCGTGTTCATCTGTTATCAACTCATAGTATTTAACGTACTCCATTGTAACCTTTCTGTTATCGTTTACTTTATAACCGACATGGCATAACGCATGTGGTTAAGGTGTGCAGTCATCATGAGGCAAAGCTTAATGATACAGTGCGACACAACGCACCCGAAGGGGAATCACCTTTAGGTGAGGCGTTGATGTCCCTTGCACTGTTCATTAAGGCAAACTCATGATACAAGCACATTAATCCACGTGTGTGGGGGGGACCCATAGCAATAGTGAGCAACAGCGAACGGTTTCTTTAGAAAATTGCGTATGGGGTTGTAAGCGTTGCCTTTGGCAACTCTATCAGAGCAATCCAGAGGATTGATCAATGCGACCAGGATCGTTACCCTTTAGGGACAAGACCGAAGGGCTTGGGTGCTTTAGCACTAGAGCCTGTAAGTCGCCATACAAGATATAGTTATGTGAGTTTCCAATACCACTAAAGTCCTGTTATTTCTCTTGACACAATGAAATTAAATATCTACGTACCTATAAGGGTAGAATAAATAAGTGTTATGAAAGACGATCTTACAGATAAACAACGAGCCTTAGTAGATACAATCGTAGCTACTGGGTGTAGTATAACAGAAGCTGCTAAAACAGCAGGATATTCAACGAATGTTAGTAAAGATTCAGCGAGAGTAAGTGCTTCTCGCACACTACGTTTACCAAAGGTACAACAGTATATGCAACAACGTGTGGCACAAACTCTTGGACTTGGGGCAGTAAGTGCGAGTAAAAGACTTATCGAGCTATCCACAGGAGCAAGGAGTGAATACGTTCAACTAGAAGCTAGTAGAGATATTCTCGATAGAGTAGGGTTGAGAGCACCAGATAAGGTATCTCACAACATACAGGGGGATATTAAGATTAATATTGATTTAACGTGAGGCGTTGGTATGCACCCACTCCATGTAGACTCGCAGAGTCGGAGGGTGGGGGCAAAAATCATCAGCCATAGCTGACGAGGCGACTATCACAGACAACAGGGTTCAAAAAGGTACACATGGCAAAGCAGAAGTTCACACATTTTATACCACGAGATAAGCCTAAGAAAAGAAAGGGCGTTCATACAAAGAGTCTGAACAAATCCAAAAAACTTCAAAAGAAACTTACAAGGTACAAAGGACAAGGGCGTTAGCATTGCTAAGTGCGTTTCAAAATTTTTTTTAGTTCTATAAGGTTCTCCATTCCAACAAACAAAGGAGAGAACATGAATTACAAAGTTAATATATGGCAAGATGACACTCTCAAAAGAGAGATTGTATATTCAGCCGAAAATGATATACAAGCAATACAGATGGCAAGTGCTGCAACACCAGATGGATGCAGATCAACATACGAACAAGTAATGGAGGAACAATGCCCTACGGAAAAGGAACCTACGGTTCAAAAAGAGGAAGACCTGCTGCAAAAAGCAAGTTAACAGGAAA